CATCGCTGGTGAGTCTAGTACTGGGAAGACTTTTTTCTCGCTCGCTGTGGTTAAAAACTTCCTCGATACTAATCCTGATGGCTATTGCCTCTATTTCGATACTGAAGCCGCAGTTAATAAGTCACTACTGGAGGATCGTGGAATCGACACTTCTCGCTTCGTTGTCGTAAATGTAGTTACAATTGAAGAGTTTAGAACCAAGGCACTTAAGGCCGTAGATATATATTTAAAGAAGGATGAAACAGAACGCAAACCCGTTATGTTTGTGTTAGACTCTCTCGGTATGCTTTCAACAGAGAAAGAAATAAATGATGCGTTGAATGAGAAATTGGTTAGGGATATGACCAAATCACAATTGGTCAAAGGAGCATTCCGTATGCTCACCCTCAAACTCGGTCAAGCAAAGATCCCCCTTATAGTTACTAATCACACCTACGATGTTATCGGCTCTTACGTCCCTACTAAAGAAATGGGAGGCGGCTCTGGTCTCAAATATGCCGCAAGTACAATCATTTATCTCAGCAAAAAAAAGGAAAAGAGTGAGAAAACGGTTATTGGGAACATTATTAAAGCTAAGACAGTTAAGTCAAGACTCTCTAAAGAAAATCAAGAAGTAAACATACGTCTTTACTATGATGAACGTGGTCTAGATAGATACTATGGACTCCTAGAATTGGGTGAACTTGGTGGAATCTGGCAGAACAAAGCAGGAAGGTATGAAATCAACGGGAAGAAAGTCTACGCTAAACAGATTCTTTCTTCCCCTGAAGAGTACTTTACTGAAGAAGTTATGGCCAAGTTGGAAGAGACTGCCAGAACAACCTTTAGTTATGGATAAGTTTATTAAAACTTATGATCATTTCAGTCACGACGTATGTAAATCACTCATAGGAGTATATGAAGCTTCTCCCAATAAAGAACGGGTGGAGAATGGTCATCTGCCTAATTTTACTCAGGTCAATCTGAATGAGGAACATAAGTTTGGTAAATTTGTACAGTTATGTTGTTATAAGATAGTAGAAGTAGTAAAGGAATACAGAAAGGAACTGCCAGAATATACAGAATGGATGCCAACTAAGGTTGTCTTTGAACAGTTGAGAGTAAAGAAGTATGAACCAGGCACAGAAGATCAGTTTGAGTTGCACTGTGATGTTCAGGATCATATGTCAGCAAAGAGATATCTTGCTTTTCTTCTTTACCTCAATGATGACTTTACAGGAGGAACAACTGAGTTCCCCTATCATGAATTGACAATTCAACCTAAAACTGGTAGAGTACTAGTATTCCCGCCTAATTGGCAGTACCCTCATCGAGGACTACCTGTTATGGATGGCGAACCCAAATACATCATGAGCACATACTTGCACTATAGTTGATGGAAACTATTGAGAACACTATCATAAGGAATCTTATCCTTAATGAGGAGTATACAAGAAAAGTATTGCCTTTTTTGAAGCCAGAGTATTTTGAGAATACTCATGAGAAGATTATCTTTGAGGAGTCGGCTAAGTTTATAGTTCAGTATGATAAGTGTCCTACACAGGAGATCTTAACTATTGAGTGTGAGAAACGTAAAGATATTAATGATGATACCTTTAAGGAGGTTACAACTTATCTTGGCGATGTTAAGGATACTCATGTTCAAGAAGATTGGTTAGTTGATTCTACTGAGAAGTGGTGTAAGGAACGTGCCATATATCTTGCACTAGTTGAAAGTATTTCTATTGCAGATGGACATGATATAAAGAAAGGTGTTGATGCCATTCCGTCTATCCTGTCAGATGCATTGGCGGTAGGATTTGATAACCATGTAGGACATGATTACTTAGAAGATTATGAGGATAGGTATGACTTCTACCACAGGAAGGAAAACAGGATCGAATTTGATCTTGAATTTTTTAACAAGATTACGAAAGGTGGTCTACCAAACAAGACTCTCAACATTGCTTTGGCTGGCACAGGTGTTGGAAAGTCTTTATTCATGTGTCATGTGGCAAGCAGTGCTTTACTCCAAGGAAAGAACGTCCTCTACATCACTCTCGAAATGGCAGAGGAAAAGATTGCGGAGAGGATCGATGCTAATCTACTTAATATCCCTGTTCAACAATTAACTGATCTTCCCAGACCTATGTTTGAGAGTAAGGTTAGTAATCTTGCAAAGAAGACTCAGGGTAATCTTATAATCAAGGAGTATCCAACTGCTTCTGCACACTCAGGACATTTCAAAGGACTACTTAATGAATTAGCGTTGAAGAAATCGTTTAGTCCAGATATAATATTCATAGATTATCTTAATATTTGTGCATCATCACGTTATAGGGCTGGATCTAATGTCAATTCATACTCATACATTAAGGCGATTGCTGAGGAACTGCGAGGATTGGCTGTCGAATCTGATGTCCCCATTGTCTCCGCCACACAGACTACTCGTTCTGGGTTTGCTAGTAGTGATGTTGACCTTACAGATACCAGTGAGTCTTTCGGGCTTCCAGCTACCGCTGACCTTATGTTTGCTCTTATTAGTACTGAAGAGCTTGAAGGAGTGAATCAATTAATGGTCAAGCAATTAAAGAATAGATATAATGATCCCACGGTTTATAAGAGATTTGTCATTGGGATTGATCGTGCGAAGATGAAGTTATATGATTGTGAACAGAGTGCTCAAGAGGGCATAGTTGACAGTGGGCAAGAAGAAGAGTATAATGATGACGATAAGAAGACTACTAAAAGTAAACTTTCTAAATTGAATTTCTCATGACTATTGACTTCAAAAGATACCAAGAGTTCGTCGATGCTGTCACATCCGATTGTTCTAAAGATTTTGTCGCTCTTGCTGACCGTATGGTTGAACTTGACAGAGAGGGTGCCAATATTGAACGTCTTACCACTGCTGGTGTTGGGCTTGCTGCTGAGTCTGGTGAGTTTCTTGAGATCGTTAAGAAGATGGTATTCCAAGGTAAGCCATGGAACACTGCTAACAGAGCACATCTTATTATTGAGTTGGGCGATGTTATGTGGTACGTAGCACAAGCATGTATGGCATTAGAGGTTGATTTTGATGAGGTTGTTGCTGGTAATGTCAAGAAGTTAGAGAAAAGATATCCAGGCGGATCGTTTGAAATTTATAAGTCAGAGAATAGAGAAGAAGGTGATCTCTAAATAATTTGGTTAGAGATAATAAAGATGCCTACAGTCTCACCAAACTACCAACAAAAGGGTAAACCCAACCCTTACTATACGATGAAGGATAATATCAAACAGATAGTTCTTGGATTGGTTAATGGGAAAGAAGGAGCGATGATTGAGGAACAGGTCAAACAGGATCTTTCCAGTAAAATTGCAGAGGCATATGAAAGAAATAAGAAGTTAATACAACAGAAAAGAGGTCTGCCTAAACAACCAAAGCAGATGTCTAAGAATGAGATTACGCAACATGCTAGAAGAGAGGCAAACAAGAAGAAACTAACTGATATAGTTTTTAAATGTGTTGATGATATTGATGGGGATGAACTTAAGAAGTTTGGTAATGGATCTTATAAATTTCAAGTTTGTAAGGCTGGCAATGGACATCAACAATTACCATATGGAATTGTAGTAACTAAAGATAAAGTTCAAGGCCACTTGGGTATGACAACCCGAAAGGATAGTACTGCATCTTCTAATGTGAATGAATTATTAAGTGTTTACTTTTTAGATAATCCAGATATGACTCCACAGCAGTTGGAAAATCATTGTAGTACACAGCGAGGTTCTACTGGTGTTTTGCATGGTGAAGGTACTCCTGTTACTTTTGCTGAACTTGCAGAATTGATTGATAAAGATGCTACGCCAGATAGAGATATTAATATTGGTCGTCACAATGCCATAGCAATTAAGAGTGATATTAAAGGTAAGACAGTTGCAACTAAGTACTGGGTTCCTAGAGGAAAACCTACGGGCATTTCACCTAAGACACCATCTGATGTTATCTTGCAGTTTACTGATGGTACATTCTTAGGTTATTCTAATAAGATTGCTTCTGGTACAGATGCAACACCAAAGTTTAATACTAATCTTAATGCCTTCTATAAGAAGATGGATGATGTTGGACAGTTAAGTGCTGTTCAAGGACTGATGGATTCTGCTTGGTCTACTGCAGCTACAACTGTTACTGGTACAAATGCTAAGGCTGCTTTAGATAATTTTAATATTGCAGGTGAACCATATAGTGAGAGTGGTTCCACTAAAGCTTTTGCTGGTATAGCAGATGCATTTAGAGAGGATCATTTAAACTTCTATGCTAAAGATTTTTATTATCCATTCCGAAATTCTTTAATCAAATCCTTTTCTAAGCATTTAGAATCCCCTGATAATTTAGTTTATTTCTTACAGACAATTTATTTTTATACTTATGATGATCCTAGAAGTAGTTACACTCCATGCCCATATAAACTTTTAGTTGGTAATCCTTCGGGTTCTAGTAAGATAACTAATGTATCTGATAACGCAGAATTAAAAGGGCTTTTGTTTAATTCAAATCCAAGTGCATTAACATCTATCACTGGAACATATGATGGTACATCTCAATCTTTTAAGGTGGCATTTAAGTATAATAAGAAGTCAGTAAACATCCCAATCACAATGAGGACAAGGACTGCTGGAGGATGGCAGGGCAAGTCATTATACATTAATACGCCAGGTGTAAAGTTTTTATGATAAATAACTCTGTATTCGTAAGGATTCTGTGAAGTCGTTCGGGCAATTTTTAACCGAAGCTGTTAAAACAGCTGCATCAACCGAAGCCAAACTCAAGGGTTTGAAGGGTGACGGTCATGGAGGATGGTACGACGCAAAAGGCAAATTTGTTGCTAAGACTGTTCAAGGCAAACTACACTACACAGGAGGTAGAAGTGCAGCAGAGGAGGAACCACCAGCACAGAAGAAGGCGGCTCCAGCTCCTGCCACACCTAAACCGAAAGCGACTCCTCAAGTTGCAGCGGCTCCAAGAACAACCCAACCAGAACCATCCAGTGTCGAAGATAGTGGAGAAGTTTTTGGGACTGGGGATCTTCAACAACAAACTGCTGAAATAATGGGAGAGCCCGAGTCCG